AGCCATGGAAGGACTGACGCTAAAGCTGCGCAAAAAGATACTCACCAAGGCACTCAGGGCCGGCGCCCGCGTCGTGCTCAAAGCCGCCCGGCAAGCCGTGCCGGTCATGGCCGCAGAAACCAAATACCGCACGCCAGGTCTGGTCAAAAAGCGCCTCACCGTGCGCACCTCGAAAGAATCACGCAAGGCCGGCAATGTCGGTGTTTTCGTCAACGTCAAGCCGGCCGAAGGCGCCAAGTACCGCACCACCAGCGTCAAGCGCGTGGCCGGCCTCAAGATCACCGACCGGCAGCTCAAAAAAGCCAGCCAACGCGGTGCCAAAAGCAAGCTGGACCCATACTACTGGCGCTGGCTGGAATTCGGCACCAAGAAAATGACCGCCCGGCCATTCCTCAAGCCGGCCTCCGACAACCTGCCCGAAGCGCTGGCGGCATTTGAAACCGTCGCCGTCAACGAAATCGAAGCCCTCAACCGGAGCGCCCCCTGATGTCCGCCGAATCTGAATTATTCGCCGCACTGGCCGGCTCCACCGGCCTGTCTGCCCTGGTTGGTGACCGTATCTACCCCGACGCCATCCCGGAAAACAAGGCACTGCCTGCCGTGGTGTACAGCATCGACGGCAGCGCCCCGGCCTACGGCCTAAACCAAGACAAGCACGCCACCCCAACGCAAATCAAGATCGTCGCCTGGGGCATCACGCGCAATGCAGCCAGTCTGGCCGGTGATCAAATCGAAATCGCCCTGGCCGGCATCGGCGTGCCGCTCGATAACCGCTACTCCGGCTTTGATGCCGATATTGGCGACTATGCCGACGTATCCGAAATAACCTGGTGGGAATAACCCGCCGCCCACCGCAGTACGCAGCACCCAAACCAAACCAACCCGCCTCGGCGGGTTTTTTCATTTAAGGAGCAGTAAAAATGGGAACTCCCCTCATCGGTCGCGGTGTCCGCGTTGAAGTCCAAAAAACGGTAGCCGCCGCCAAAACCATTACCGCCATTAGCCTTGCCAATCCCGGCGTCGCCACCTCCACCGCCCACGCCCTCGCTGATGGCACGGTCGGCTTTCTCGATGCGGTTGCCGGCATGGTCAATCTGGATGGCCAGGCCATTCGCATCGATGCCCCAGCCGCCAACACCTTCGAGCTGCAAGGCGTCGATACCACTACCTATCCGGCATTCACCGCCGGAACCTTCGTCCCGGTCACCGTCTGGTCTACGCTCTCGCGCTCCTCCTCCTACAACATCGGTGGCGGCGCTGCCGAAAAGATCAAAACTACAGTGCTACTAGATGAAATCGAACAGCAAGCCAACGGCCTGCTCGCCGCGCAAACCGTCAGCTTCAACATCAACCACGAAACGGTCGATGAAGAAGCCCTGCAGTTGATTGCTACCGCTGCAATCAACCAGGCTTATCTGGTATTCCGCATCACCTTCAAGGATGGCGCCCAGCGCATCTTCCGTGGTCAGCCCTCGATGCCCGGCGAAGACGTTGGCCAGGGCGCACTGGCAACCGGCACGCTTGAGGTAACGGTTAAAGGTCAAGTCCTGCGCTTGCCGGCGGTGTCCTGATGACGCCAGAGCAACTGATCGCCGCCGCCCTTGCCCAGCGCGCCCAATGGGTGCCGTTGGGCGAAGGCAAGCGGGTGCGCATGCGTCGGCCCTCCGAGTTTGACATGCGCGGCCTTGTGCTGCGTGATGCCGACGGTACTGCCAGCGGCCTCAAGGCTGATCTGCCCGAGGTCAAAAAGTTTGCCATTGACTGGGACGGCTTCAAAGAATCTGACCTGATTCAAGGTGGTGCCGATGATGTCGTGCCGTTTCACCCAGAAGTGTTCGCCGTCTGGGTTGAAGACCAACGGCAAGCCGTCACCACGCTGGCGCAGGCAATTATTGACGCAGTGATTGCCCACGAAGCCCGCCGGCAGGAAATCGAAAAAAACTGATCGCCCACCTCGATGCCTCGGCCGGCATCGAGATAGAGGGCGAAACCCTGCCGCCGCTCTCCGACGATGACGCCCTGGCCTTCAAGGTCGTGAACATGCTCAAAAACGGGCAGGGCGGCATTGATTGGGCCGGCTTTCCGCTGCTCTGCGGCTGGATCGGCATCAGCGACCTCGACGGCATGCTGCACCGCCTCGCCACCATTTTGACGCATCGCCCAACAAAGGACTGAGATGGCCATTGCCAAGCTCTCAATCGACCTCGAAGCCCGGTTAGCCAAATACGAAACAGACATGAAGCGTGTCGTTTCGCTCTCCGAGCAAACCGCCGGTCGTATCGAATCCGCTTTCGGCGGTGTCGCCCTGATGTTCACCGGGCTCGCCGGCGCGCTCTCGGTCGGCGCGCTCAAGGGCGCCTTTGACAAATACGTCGAAGGTGCCGCCGCGCTCGATGACTTCGGCGAAATCGTCGGCAGTACCACTGAAAAAGTGTCGGGCCTCTCCGCCGTCGCCAAAATCAGCGGTACGGATCTCGGCCTGCTGCAAGGCGGTATGGTCAAGCTGGCCAAGTCGATGACCGAAGTCAGCGACAAAACCAGCAACGCCGGCGCCGCCTTTGCCGCGCTCGGAATTGATCCGGAAGAGCTGAAGCTGCTCGACACCAGCGACGCCTTCAAGCAGTTGGCTGATCGCCTCAACGAGTACGAAGACGGCGCCACCAAAACCGCGCTGGCCACCGCGCTGCTCGGCAAGAGCGGGGCGCAACTGCTGCCCTACATGAAAGACCTTGCCGAAACCGGCGATCTGGTCGCCAAAGTCACCACCGAGCAAGGCGCCGCCGCCGAAGAATACGAAAAGAACCTCAAGCGCCTGGCTGCGGCGCAAGGGGCTGTTGCCAAAATCATCTCCGCCGAGGTGCTGCCGGTCGCCAATGAGTTTGTCAAAACCTTGGTCGACATGATCACCAAAACCGATGGCGTCACCGATGCCACCAAAGGCATGGCTAAAGACGGGTCGATTACCGAGTGGGCCAAAAGCGCCGCCCGTGCCGCCGCCTTTGTCATTGATTCCTTTGATGGCGTGCAGCGCGTCGTCAAAGGGGTAGGCATCACCATCGCCGCCATTGCCGCCCAGGCCGCGTTTTTGGCCAAAGGCAACCTGGCGGGCTATAAGGCGGTTGGCGCCGAGTGGCGCAAAGACATGGAGGATATCGCCAGCAAGCCGCAGTTTTCCGATGGCCTGGAGGCCCGCTTGTCCGCTATGTCAGCCGGAGGCGCGACGACTGCGCCCGGCAAAAAGAAACTCAGCTTTGCCGGTGGTGGAGCAGAAGCAAAAGCCAGGCGTGGCGGCAAAGCAGGCGGCGCCGGCAAAGAGTCGGTCGCCTCCTTTACCGATTACGACGAGCAAGTCCTGCAGCGCATTGCCGGCGCCATCGAAAAAACCGATATGGTCAAAGCCGCCGAGCTGGTCAAGCAGCTAGAAACGCTGGACAAACTCGCCGCCGCCGGCCTCGACCCGGCCATCGTCAAAGCCGTGCGCGACGACCTGACCGGCGCCTCGAAAATCGCCGCCGACGAACTCGCCCGGCTCAACAGCATGCTGGCCGCGACCGACTCCAGCAAACTCGAAGTGGCACGCAAAGACATGCTGCTCCTGACCGATGCCCTGACCAGTGGCCGCATCGCCGAAGCGCAATATCTGGAGGCCGTCACCGCCCGTCTCGACGGCACCGCCGGAAAGTCAAAAGAAGCGGCCAGCGAAGTTAACGAATTCGCCAGGCAAGCCGCGCAAAACATCCAAAGCACGCTGGCTGATTTCCTCTTCGACCCCTTCGCCGAAGGGTCCGACAAAATGCTGCAAAAGTTCGGCCAAACCATTCAGCGCATGGCCGCCGATGCCGCCGCCGCGCAAATCGCCAAGGCGCTATTCGGCGACATGGGCAGCGGCAAAAGCGGGGGTGATACTGGGCTGGTTGGTGCCGGCATGGCGGCTCTTGGAAAAGTCAATTGGGCCGCGCTGTTTTCCTTCGACGGCGGCGGCAGCACCGGCAGCGGCTCGCGCTCCGGTGGCGTAGACGGCAAGGGCGGCTTCCCGGCCATCCTGCACCCCAACGAAACCGTGGTTGATCACACCAAAGGCCAGCGCATGGGCGGCAACAACATCACCATCCAAGTCAATTCGCCCTCTGGCGATTCCGCCGAAATCCGCCGCAGCGCTGCTGCCGGCGCCCGCTCGGCACTAGGCTTTATGGGAGGCGCCCGCCGCTATGCCTGATTTCCTCGAAGAACGCCTGTCCGACCTGGTGCGCTACGGTGCCAGCTATCAGGACGACTACGCCGTCACCATCTCGCAAACCTCTGGCGGGCAGGAATACCGAGCCCTGACGCACCCCTTCCCGGTGCGCAAGTTCGACATTTCCTACCTGCTCGACAACGACAAAACCTACACCAACCTGCAGGGCGTCTATCACCGCGCCCACGGTCGCTTTGCCGGATTTCGCGTGCGCTGTTACGACGAATGGTCAAGCAATGGCCGTGTCTCGCCGCCTACATCATTTGACCAGCCCTGCGGCCTGATCTCGGCCGGCATCTATCAGCTACGCAAATACTACGGGCGCGACAAAGCCGCCGGCGCCACTGGCTACCCCTACCGCAGCATTTACAAGCCGGTTGCCGGCACGGTATTAGTCGCCATCGGCAGCACAGCACTGGCCGCCGCGCAATACAGCGCCGACGCCACCACAGGCCGAATCACCATGGCTGCGAACAAAACCTCAGCCATCACCGGCATCACCAAGGCCAGCAATGCGGTGCTGACGGTCGCCTCGCATACCGCCGCCAACGGCGATTCTTTCCAGATTTCCGCCGTCGTCGGCATGACCCAAATCAACGGCCTGCGCGCCACGGTGATCAGCCACACACCAACCAGCATCACCACCTCAATCAACTCCACGGGCTTCAGCACCTACACCTCAGGCGGTGTTTTCCACACCCGCCCGCAAGCTGGTGAAGCCGTGACTGCCGGCTTTGAATTCGATTTCCCGGTGCGCTTCAACACCACCATGCCGATTGGTCAGGACTTCCCCGGCTACCGCTCGGTCGACGGCGTCGAATTAATCGAACTTTTGAACCCATGAAAACCACCGTCGCCCCTTACGAAACCGCCGTCAAGTGCCTGCGCATTGAATGCAGCAACGGCCTGACGGTGCGCCTGACGCGCTACCCGGTTGATCTGGTCATGAGCAATGGCCAGGTCTATCAAACCGGCACCGGTTACGACTTCACCGGATATTCGGCTACTGCCAGCCTGACCCCGGCGGCCATTGATCTCGATGGCTTCCTGGGCTTTGCCGGCGTCACCCGCGATGCCATTCAATCCGGCGTCTTCGATGGCGCCCGCTGCTACCTGTTCGCCTGCGACTTTCTCAACCCGGTCGAGGATTACGAACCCATCGTCGCCAGCATCATGGGCAAAACCACGATTGAGGACAGCCGCTATAAAGTTGAGGAGATGGCGCTGGTCGATGCCCTCAATCAGTCGGTCGGTGACAGCTACACCGCGCAGTGTGGCAAGGTCTTCGGCGGACAGGAATACGCCGGCTGCAAAAAGGCACTGGGGCCGCTGACGGTGACCGGCACGCTGACTACTGTCACTAGCTCAGCTATCGTGCGCGATGCCACACGGGCCGAAGCCGACGACTACTTCGCCGGTGGCACGCTGCGCTTTACCTCGGGACTCAATGCCGGCCTAAAGCCACTGGAAATCAAGCGTCACGAAGCCGATGGCACGCTGGAAACCTTCGAGCCGTTTTACTACTCGCCGGCCATTGGCGATGCCTACGAACTGATCCCCGGTTGCCGCAAGCGCCTGAGCGATTGCCGCGACAAATGGAACAACGTGATCAATTTCGGCGGCTTCTCTCACATCCCTACCGGCTCGCAATACGGCCAGTTTGGCACACAATGACCGCCGCCGAGATCATCGCCGCTGCGCGCGCCTGCCTCGATACCCCGTTTGTGCATCAGGGTCGCTTTCCGGGCATGGCGCTCGATTGCGCCGGGCTGATCATTCAGGTTGCAAAAACGCTGGCAGTAGAGCACGTCGACCACGCCGGCTATGCCCGCCTGCCCGGCAATGGCCTGCTTGAGTCCGCCCTTGATGACCAGCCCGGCCTGGCCCGCGTCAGCGACCTGCAAGCCGGCGATGTTGTGCTGATCAAATTTAGCGGCGCGCCGCAGCACCTTGGGATATACACCGGAGAAAACATCATCCATGCCTACCAGCCCATCGGTAAGGTTTGCGAGCATGGCCTGACCGAAGCCTGGCGCAGCCGCATCGTCCGCATCTATCGCTTCAACGAGGTGGCCCATGGCTGAGAAAAGCACAGGCCAAATTGTCCTAACAATTGTTGGGGCGGTCGTTGGTTATTTCACTGGCGGCGCCAGTTATATAGCGCTCGGCGCTACAGTGGGCGGAGCCGTCGGCGCGGCGCTTGACCCACCAAAAGGCCCGCACCTGGTCGGCCCGCGTCTCTCTGATCTCTCCACACAAACAGCCACCTACGGAGCCACCATCCCCCGGATTTACGGAAACATTGCCGTCGCCGGCAATGTGTTCTGGATTGAAAACAATGCGCTAAAGGAAGTTGCGGTCAATGAAAGCGCCGGCGGGAAGGGTGGCGGTGGCGGCTCGGAGACCACCACTTACGCATATTACGCCACCTTTGCCGTTGGTCTGTGCAAAGGCCCGATTGTTGGCGTGCGCCGCATCTGGGTAGGCTCCAAGCTGTTTTACGATGCAGGAAGCAGCGATCAGAGCGCAATCAGGGCCAGCAATGTGGCCTCCGATCTTTTTACCCTGCACCTCGGCGACGAGGCACAGCTTCCGGATGATCGCATGCAGGCCACGCTCGGGGTTGCCAATACCCCGGCCTATCGCGGCCTGGCCTATCTGGTGTTTAAGGATTTGCCACTCAAGGATCACGGCAACACCCTGCTCGGTGCGCCGGTCAAGGTCGAGGTGGTTACTGCCGGTGCCATCCTGACCTATACCAGCACACCAAGCACCTTGCCGACCTCGAATTACATGCGCGCCGTGGCGTGGAATGGCTCAATATTTTGCGCGGTGGGCGATAGTTCGACCGTCTACACCTCGCGCGATGGGGTGGCCTGGGCGCAGCATCCATTCCCGCCCGGCTACAACCTGAGCGATATCATATGGACCGGAAAGTTTTTTGTGACCGTCGCCTCCGGGACCAACGTCAGCGCCGTTTCAAAAGACGGAAAGGCATGGGTCTTTGGCACTTTGCCCTATTCAACCGCATGGAGTCGTCTCGCCTATAACGGCAAAACAATTTGCTGTATCAGCGCTAACAATCTTCCCTTCGTC